ATCTTCCATAATAGCTGTTGCTTCTAAAATCTCTTCTAAAGCACCCATTAAATTTCTTTGGACAGATGAAGGTCTTGGTATTCTTCTAAGATTTTCTAAACGATTATGTAATTGACGTACCATGTCTGGATGAGTACCGTTGATACCTGCATTAAGTTCTCTTGATCTATTATACAAAGTATTGACTAGTTCATATGCTCCATCATTAACTTGCATAACTGTATTTTTAAGAGTCTCTCCAGCTATTCGTTTGTTGCCGATTTCATTAACATGTACTCTATCTAATACGTTTACTAAATTCTCTTCTGCTGTAGTTGCTTGTCTTATACCTACATCAGCAGGTCTCACCCCTATATCTTCACCACCAGCAGTCACCCTGCCTTTAAGGCTTCTTCCAGTTTGTTGTTGCGTTCCCTCTATAGTCTCTAATCCTGGACCATATCTTTCTGTTGCTGCTGTTTTTGCTGCCGATTCTGTTGACGCTGCCGATTCTAAAAGCTGTGATTCTTTCTCAAGAACTTTTGCAATATTTTTCGCCTGCTCCTCTACGCTAAGAGCTTGCCAAGCTTCTTCTGTTACTCCCGCTAAACCAGATAATTCACCTAAAGCTCTGGGGTTTTGTTTTAACATATTTACTACTGATTGAGCAGTTTTTCTGTCTTTAAACATCCTAAACAGACCTTTACCTAAACTGCGCCCTGATACTCCAAAAATTTCTAAACCATTAACTACCCATTCTGGTGCTCCTAGTTTTTCAGCAGTTTCAGCAAGACCTGCGCCGAAAAAAGCATCTGCTGGTGGGATTCCTGAGCCAACTAGACTTCCCCATCTTTCTGAATAGTCTGTTATTACATCCTCGGCTATTCCGTATGAAGAGCCAAATAGTGATTCAACATCTTTCTTATTCCTTATGTCTTGCTCCTCTCCAAACTTGCTAATGTATTCACCAGCACCTCGTATCATTCTCGTTCCCATGCCTTTAATTTGGCCTGGTTCGCCTTCTGAACCTAAATCAGCTATTCCCTGTAGAATTGCTCCTCCCATTTTTGGGAAACCTGTCACAATTTTCCCTGCTGTTTTTCCAGCAATCCTTGCAAGTCCCTTAGGTACTTCAATCGCTGTTTCTAATGCTTTTTCTCCAAAAGTAGGTGGCTTATCTTCTTCGTATTTATCCCATATACTGCCATTTTGACTTTGACTTGAAACGTCTTGAACTGGAGTTCGGTCAACTTTAGGCTCTTGAGTTTTTTTACTGTTTGGTGAAATCTCTTCTTCGTATTGATCCCAAATATTAGTTGCCATATAACAATTCTCCACCTGTGTCTTGTACTCTTCTTATATCTTTTTTAAGAATCTGCCTAACTTCCCCATCTTTATACATACGGACGTAACCTTTTTTAGGTTTTAATCCTTTAAATTCATTTTGCTTCCTAAGTTTCATCCCTTCACTTTCGTGTTGTTTTTGTATATCTTTAAGAAAAGGTTGTATTTCTTCATTTATTTCAGTATTAAATCTACCTGGAGATATAGGGCCTGCTTTGGCTCTTTTTTTTGATATCAATTTTCCTTTTTGTAAATCACGTTTGGCTTTCTCCAGCATCAAATTAATAACAGCTAAATTACCTTCTTTACCCATATATTGTGATGGCTTGGCTTGCAATGCCATCTGAACTTCTCTAGTAGATGGGTTAGAGCCGCCTAGTTCTTTTGTTCTGAGAAAGTCATATATATAACTATAGAGCTTTCTTTGAGCATCTGTTTTAATGAAATTCTTCTTTTCTTCCTGTTGTTTGTCGCCTAATATAGATGAAAAAGCACTCCTAGCCCAGTTATCATCCCAACTTAAATCCTCTTTGCTATTCATTATCACGTCTTTAGCGAGTTCAAGTTGTCGAACATCAGTTTGCAGTTTCTCAAGATTACTATATGGTTCTGCATTTTGCTTTATTTCGTCTCTCCATTCTTTCTGCTTCTGTTCCGTTGATGAAAATTCTCTATTTTGCTGTGCAATTTTCTCTTGCCAATTCATCTTTTCTGTAGCAAGTTCTTGTGCTTGAAATATTTTAGCTAGATTGGGATCTTCTTGAGAAAGTGCCATTGTTTTAGCAAAAGAAGAACCTTGACCACCTTGTTGCCCTTGTCCTTGTGCTAATGCTTGTTCTAACGCTCCTTGTCCTTGTTTAACGTAGTCTTCCCACATTGCATTTTCTTGATCTGGAGTAAGATATTCACCTTCGTTGTCCGCTTGTCTTTGCTCCAACATAGCCTCAAACTGGTCTCTAAATTCAGGCATTGCGGATAGATCAGGTACATCCTGTCTTTGCGTTTGCTGCGGGTTCATTATATCTTGGATCCGTTGCTTTTTAGCTCTACTCTCTAAACCCTTCCCAATCGACTGTCCAAAAGAACTTATTCCTTTGCCTAGTCCAGATCCGTAAGTTAATTTTGTAACCATTTTTAATCTCCCATTTTTCCACCAAGAATTCTTCCTATAGCATCAATAATATTGCCTAGAATACCTTCTTGTTCATGTATCATTGGCGAGAATTGACTTTGCCCAGCTGCTTGCAGTCCTCTATTTTGCCCGAGGTTATATTGATTCATCCTTTGTGAGCCTAATGACGTGTTTAAATCTGTCGCGCTTTGTGATAGAGCTTGATTTAATGCAGAGGAACTAGTTTCATCCATCCCCATGAATTGCTCTTTTATTCCTGGAATAGTTTGTCTTTGCATCTGCTGTTGAGCTGGATCAACAAATGATTTCTGAAACATACTCTCAAATTGTCCAGGATCTTGTCCTTGCATTTGTCCGCTTAAAAAATCTTGCTGACCTCCAGTCAAAAGATCGATATTTCCTTCGTGGGTAGCTCCCCCGAGCATAGTCTTACCAATAATTACCTCCTTTAGCTAGCAATAGCTACTTTTTCATCTTTTTTAACTTTAACTTCCTCTTTTGGAGGCTCTTTTTCTTTCTCTTTTTCTTTAATTTTTTTGGGGTCGTATTCCATTAGCACACTTTTTGCCCTGGAAAATCCGTATCGTTCAGAATGTTTCGGATAATTCGTAACCCAATATATCTTGTTTAGATTGCCCTTTATTTGTATCTGCTTAATATGATCGGCTAATTTCTTAACCGCTTCCCCTCTACCCCAATACTCTTTATCCATGCTGAAAACTTGGATTAAAATGTCTTTCGATAATGCGTCTACACAAAACCAAAGAACGCCTTTTACTAGGTTTTCTTTGTCTGCCAAAACATACAAGTGGTTAAATGGATTTAGTACTATCCCTGTATTCCCTTGCATCATGCAGTTGATCTGTTGATATTTGAAAAACTCTTCTACGGAGTAATCCCTGTCTCGAATTTGTTCTACTAAATAGTGTGGCACATGCGAAGGAGTGAACACTCTAACCCAACGGAGTTCATCTATTTTTTTCATTTTTTTTCCTATTCGTCTGAAATTCCTATATACCTAGAGTGGAGAATTAAGCGGCCAGATGCTTGAACTGCTAAATTAGCTGTTGCTCCCGCTGGTGTTACGCTATAGATTTCTCCTCGATAAGTATTAGGTATTGCGTTAATAACTAAATAATTTCCTAAGTAGGCAACATTCGAAGCCTGAACTGTTCCAACAAAAGGCATCCCATCAGATTTCGTAACTAGATATGGAAGTTCTAAATATAAATTTCCAGCCGCAGTCGTAGCGCTCCATGTAATATCGGCAAATATCTCGGTAAATATTCCTTGTCTAATTGACCACCCTACCTGCTGGGTATAGGTAAAGGTGCCAGCTACAGTTCCATTAAGTGTTGGGATCCATTTTGATTGATCAACATCTGCATTATTTCGGATGAATCCATTAATATTGTCTGCCAGACTTTCATACATCCCTTGTAATTCAAAAACTAGATCTTTGAGATATCTGTCAATATCTTCACCGTCTTGTTGATTAACTCTACTAGGTAAAATGATAGTTGATGGCAATGTCATTAGTTAATGCTCCTCTTTCCAATTTTTCGGAAATTTGGACTATAGCTATGGATTCTATAAGGAGTATCAATACCCGAGGAAGTAAATTTAAGCCTATGTTGAAACCCTATTCCTCCAGCAAAAACTCTTTTTTTAGTCTTTGTTTGGTAGAATTTCTTTCGATAAATTCCACCGCTGCCAGAATAAGCTGTAAATGTAGTTCCATTTATTTCATCTAAAGTAAAATTATTTCCATCAACATTGGTTATCGTATAACTTTCGGCAGTCACCCCACTATTTATTTCAGTCATGCCTTTAACGCCATACATATAAATTACATCCCCTGTTACGAGACCATGATTAGGAGCATTTACATTTACGGGATTAGTCGCTGTTGCATCTATAATTGAAGCAACAAAATTTAGATTTGGAAGGAAGTTTATTTTTTTGGAAGCATATGGAGAAATATCTGTGTCTTTATAAAAATCAATAGTGCCTAGGGTGTTTACATTAGTATCTATATAGAAATCTACATAGTTTAACTGGCTTTCGAACCCTTCATCTTTGCCAGGATCCCACGCATTAGTGCTGAAAGTTGAGCTAATTTCTTCTCCGTTGTCATCTCCATCAGTTTCTAGGACAAATACGTCTCCATAAATATCACCACCTAGCAGAATTTCTTGGTTTTCTTGCCAGAAATAAGAGAAAAAATCTTCATCTCCGAAATCTTCAAGGCTCATTTCTTCGCCATCTTCATTGATAAAGCCATTAGCAATAGTAAAATCGTCTAATCCGAAATCTATTCCTGAATTTCCATATCCAAGGCAATTCAAATTTATTGTATAAGTAGAAAAGGCTTTTGATTCGTCATCAAAAATTAACGCTGAGTCGCTTTCATTATCAGTGGTTTCTATAGTATTGTATAAAGTCCACCATCGTTTTTGTGCATAACTTCTTTCGCAAAAAACCTTTTGAAATTCACCAACATTTACATCGTCTGTTGTAAATTCTGATATTCTATCATCAATTCTTTTAGTCTCTACTCCGTCAGTTGCAGTAATTCCTCGTATTCCTAAAGCTACAACATATCTGTCGTACCCAATAGATGCCATTTTTCCATCACATGCTCTAAATGAGTTGATTTTCTGCCATTTAAACGCCCTATTTGGATCAGATGTTGGTATGCTGTTCCAAACCGAATTAGTAAAGAATACTATTATTTGGTTTTGGATTTGCCTTGCTGAGATGATATGATCTCCAGTAGCAGCATCGGTATATCCTCCGCCTCCTGCCGTTACGTCATTCCAATTTGCAGGATTTTGCTTGGCGCACCATCTTTTTCTTTGGGGGTGATACGTAGTAACTAATGTAGATGCGTCATACTCATATGTTCCATAAACAATTAGTCTCTGACCTAAAGAAAATATAAGTTTTGCTCCAACTAATATACGTTCAGTTGCACCAGCGCCCCCTAAAGTCGGATTAAAAGCGATAGTAAGAGTGTCATCTGTGGTTCCGTCAAAGTACCTAATTCCATCAACAGTAGGAGCAGCCGCAGGAGTCCCTGCTTTGCCATTAGTAAAGTAAAGTCTATTCGTACCACCACCAGATTGCCAATTTGCTAACCATACATAATCATATTCTCCTCCGCTTGCTATATCAGCTACATCCAGCTGAACAAAAGCGTTTGATGCTGTGTTATACCGATAGGCTCTATTTGTATTAAATGCTAAAGTCGTTCCTGCTCCATCAGCATCAATATATCGGGTGATCCCCATTACTCGATCCGTGGAGTCATCAATAAGAGCTGATGTTCCTGCTGCTCCATACGCTGTTAGTCCAGATGTATTTATGCCTATCGTAAAGGTAGAAGCACCAGTAACAATAATAGTAAAAATCTTGTTATTTAGTGATGTCATGCCGTTAATAGCTGTTAAATAAACTCTATCGCCTGTTGTATATAGATGAGGCGCTCCAGTGGTTATTACCCCTAAAGCAGCTTGAGTAATCCCTGTAATTGCTACCGTAGCACCCATAGGAATTAATGCTCCAAACCGCCTATAACCTTCTCTTTTTTGCAAAAAACCATGCTTGACATGGATATTATCAAGTTCTCTAAACGAATCAGGCGGAGCCAACCAAGGTTCTTGATCGGTATCTAATCCAGTGCGAAAGGGAGCAATTAACATTTTAGCCTCTTAATTTCCTATTGCAAAATAATAAAATGTTGGTGTTCCCGAACTTCCTTTAACTTTAAATTTAGTTTTGCTTACAAATTCATATCCTATGGCTTCGGTGGATCCGATTGCATTTCCAGAAATATGAAAGCAGTTATTTGCAAAACCACTTAAAGCAAATGTTTTTTCAAGCCATGCAGTAGTTGCAGCTGCTGATCCCCATATAAATGTTAAACCATTTGGCATTACATATTTTCCAGGACTAGCATCTGTAAGACTTCCACCTGTGAGTTTTGTTATTATTGAATCGGGATCAATTGCATATGCTTGCGGTTTACTGTCGCCATCTTGCTTGGAATATAAAATAATCGTATGTGCTATTGCTGTTGGATTTGAAGCGAGGCCTGCATCATCTCTATCGGCTAAGTTAAGTGCCTGTGGTTTAAATGTAGCTTCACCTGCTTCTATAGCATCCCAATTTGGTCTTATCACTTCCCCAACATTTCTTAGCTTTGTTGTGTTAGCTGGCTTAGTTTTGTCAAATACCATTTGATCTCCTTAAAAGTTGGGCATTGCCCTTGTATTTAATAAATCTTGCTCTGTTCTGGTCAAAACAAGCGCTATTTGCTCCTTATGAAGCTGTGTAGTCTCTGAATAAGCATCATTTTCACCGTAATCAGCAAATATCCCTAATGAGGTTCCATAGGCTATACATGGTCCCCATTCGTCTAATTCAGGCCTATCTGTCGCTTCTGTTAGTTCTGTGACTATTT